CAAAACATTATATGAATTATTGATATAAAAAAATTGATAAAAATTATTTAAAAATATATATCCATTATTATTTAATGGATTCAACTATTCAAAAAGATATAGATAAAATTGTAGATTTATATTTTAAACAATCATTAATTTTATATGAACATTTATTTTCTTCATATCATCAATTTATTGAAGAAATAATACCATATTGTTTAAAACAAGAAAAAAATTATTTTTATGAAAATGTAGATAAACATTTAATACATTTTCATGGTTTTAAATGTAATAATATTAGAATTAAACCGGTTACTTTTGATAATGATAATGAAATTAAATTTCCACATGAAGCAAGAAAAAATCATTTAAATTATTTTGCATCAATTATAGTTGATATAACACAATATGTAGATACAATGAATATTATAACTGGTGAAAAAACCAGTAAAGATATTATTACCGATAATAATATAGCAGTTGCAAATGTACCAATTATGGTTAAATCAAAATATTGTTCAACATTTATAAAAAAAGAAAATCATTATGAATGTAAATATGATCCAGGTGGATACTTTTTAGTAAATGGACAAGAAAAAATAATAATGTCTATTGAAAAAATGGTTGATAATAAAATATTGGTATTTGCAAAAAAAGATTTAACATATGAAAATGGTATTTCATATAATGTTCATATTAATTCTAGAAAAAATGATTGGTCTGATAATTTACAAATAGCTACTATTAAAAATAGAAAAGATGGTATTATAAGTATGACTAGTTCACAATTAGTTGATATACCTATATTTATATTAATGAGAGCATTAGGTTTAGAATCTGATCAAGAAATTATTTCTAATATTTGTTATAATTTAGAAAATGTTAAAATGTTGAATTTACTTAGACCTTCAATGTTATTTAGTCAAGATGAAGAAGGAAATATTATTAGAACTAAAGAAGAAGCTATTAATTTTTTAATTACTAAATTAAATAAAACTAAACGAATTAGTCAATCAGATGAAGAACTTGCAAAAAAACAAAAAATAATATTATTAGAAAAAATATTAAGACAAGATTTATTACAACATTTAGGAGAAGATATACCAAAAAAAAGAGCTTTTATAGGTATGATGGTTAATAAATTATTATTAGTAATGTTAAATAAATTAGAACCAGATGATAGAGATGCATTACATAATAAACGTATTGAAACACCTGGAATATTACTTGGTCAATTATTTAGACAAAATTGGAAAAAAATGTTGAGTGAAATTGGAAAATTATTTAGAAAAAAAAATTTATCTGATATTACACCAATTAATGTAATATCACAACTCAAACCTTCTACAATTGAACAAGGAATTAAAACAGCTTTAGCAACTGGTGTATGGGGTATGAATCGTACAAAAAATGGTGTTGCACAAGCATTACAAAGATTATCTTGGATTCAATCACAATCATATTTAAGACGTGTATTATCACCTAATTTAGATGCAGCAACATCTGGAGTTACATCTATTAGACATGTAAATAATAATCAATATAAATTTTTATGTGTTACTGGTAATACAAATATATTATTATCAAATGGTAAATATAAAAAAATTAAAGATATTAATGAAAATGACAATGTAATTACAGTAGATCAAACATCAACTAATTTAAATTGGATTGAATCTAAAGTACATAATATTATTAAAATAATTCCAGATAAATTATATGAATTAAAATCAACTAATATAAATAGTAATAGCAATATAAATATAAATATAAATATAAATAATTCAATCAAAGCAACTGGTGATCATCCATTTTTAGTTTCAGTTATAAATGGTAATATATGGGTTAGATTAATAGATTTAAAAATTGGTGATACATTAATTATGATGAATAATGATTTTTCATATTATACATCTATAATTGATTCAATTAAAGAAATAGAAATAGAAGAAGTGTATGATTTTACAACATGTAATGATAATCATTCATTTGTTGCAAATTCATATGTAACGCATAATTGTCCTATTGAAACACCAGAAGGACAAAAAATAGGTATAGTTAAAAGTATTTCTATGATGGCCTCAGTAACATTACAGAATAATTCACAAGAAAAAGTATTAAATACTATATTAGAAACAAATGAAGAAATAAAACATCCTGCAGATATTAATCCATTAGAAATGAATGATTATGTAAAAATTTTCATTAATGGAAATTGGATAGGTGTTATAAAAATTAAATATTCATTAGAATTATATATTGATCTTAAAAATAAAAGGAAAGAAAATATTATTGATAAATATACTACTATATTATTTGATTATGATAAAAAAGAAATAAAAATGTATTTTGATGGTGGAAGATTAATTAGGCCATTATTAATTGTCAATGATAATAAAATAAATATTGATGAAAATGTTATGAATACAATTAATGAAATACAAGATATACATATTAATAAAGCCTGGAAAAATTTAATAACTAAACATAAAAATATTATTGAATATGAAGATATTGAAACGTGTAATTTTTTAATGATAGCAGAAAGAATTGAAAAATTAAATGAATCATTAGAAAACAAAAAAAATATAATTCAATATGATGATACTTCAAAAATTAATAGATATGGTGATTATAAATATGTTAATTATACACATTGTGAATTTACTGGATGGGTTATGTTAGGAATAACATCTGCAAATATTGCATTTTTAAATCATGATTATTCAACTAAAAGTATTGTTAATTTTTCTCAAGCAAAACAAACAATAGGAATATATTTAACATCTTATAAAGATAGAATGGATATATCTCAAATATTATATCATCCACAAATACCAATAGCACAAACAAAAGCAATGAAATATAATAATTTTTTAGATATGCCATATGGTGAAAATGCAGTTGTAGCTATAATGTCTTATACTGGATATAATCAAGAAGATAGTTTAGTTGTAAATCAAACTGCAATAGATAGAGGATTATTTAGAGCAGATAGTATTAAAAAATTTCATTCAGAAATAGAAAAAAATCCATCAACATCTCAAGATGATATATTTACTAAACCAGATCCTAATAAAGTAACTGGATTAAAACAAGGAAATTATAGTAAATTAAATGATTTTGGATATGCACCTGAAGAAACAATAATAAGTAATAATGATATTATTATAGGTAAAGTATCACCTATACAACCAACAGGTAATAATAATAAAGTTTATAAAGATAATTCTGAACAATTTAAATCAAATGTTGAAGGTGTTATTGATAGAGTACATACAGGTATTTATAATGCTGAAGGATATGAAATGTATAATATTAGAGTTAGAATGGAAAGAAAACCTATGATTGGAGATAAATTTTGTTTGGATGAAAAAACAGAGGTATTAACATTATCAGGATGGATACCAATACAATATATTAAAAGAAATGATAATGTTGCAATTTATAATTATGAGTTAAATTCAATAGTTTATGAAAATCCGATAGAACTTCATGCATTTGAATATGATAGTGAAATAGATGGTAAAATGTATGAATTAAAAAGTGAATTAGTAGAATTAACAGTAACACCAAATCATAGAATGTGGATAAAAGAAAATGATAAATTTAATTTTAAATTAGCAAAAGAATGTTATAATAAAAATTTAACATATTATATTTTAAATGATGATAATATTACAAGTAGAGAATTTACAATAACAAATGATGCTATACATAATTGGATTGATTATAAGGGTTATGTTTATTGTTTAAAAGTTAGTACAGGTATTTTTATGGTAAGAAAAAATGGTAAACCTGTTTGGACTGGTAATTCAAATAGACATGGACAAAAAGGTACTGTAGGTATTGTATTACCACAACGAGATATGCCATTTACAGAAAGTGGTATTATTCCTGATATTATAATGAATCCTCATTGTTTTGTTGGTGAAACATTAGTATGTTTACCAAATGGAACTGCAAAAAGAATTGATAGTTTTTTAAATAATAATGATGAAAAAGTTTTATCATATTGTGAAAGTAATAATAATGTTTTATCTTATAATACATTAGGATCAACATATAGTGGTTATAAAAAAACTATTAAAATAACTTTGATTGATGGTAGAGAATTAATATGTACACCCGAACATCAAATTAGAGTTTTTACAAATAATAAAACAATTTGGAAAGAAGCAAAAGATTTAAATACTAATGATAAATTAATAGTAAGTTCAATAGGAACTGAAGATATTAATTATGGTGATGAAAATGAATGGTCATTTACATATAATGAACATGTATTTAATTATAGTGATTATAATAATCGTGAAAAAACATTAGCATTTGCAAGATTATTAGGTTATATATCAAATAATACATCTAATGTATTAGTAAATACAGTTATTGATGCAAATAGTATTTTACATGATATTGAATTAGTAACTAATGAAAAACCAAATATAATTAAATATTTAAAAAATAATATTGAAATTTTTAATATTGTTTTGTCTAATGACTTTATAAATTTAGTTAAAATTGATAAATTATTTATTATTAACAGTCCTAAATCATTTATTCGTGAATTTTTAGCAGGATATTTTAGTAGAATTGATTGGATAAATTATTGTAAATTTTTTACAATTAATATTTATAATAATTATATTATTGAATTATTAAATAAGTTAAATATTAAAGTAACAATTAATAATACAATAATAAATATTAATTGTATTAATCAATTTAGAAAATATATTGGTTTTAGATATAATATAAATAAATTATTAAAATTAGATATAATGTGTGCATATAAAAATTATATTAATGTATATAAAAATAATATTGATACAATAAAATTAAATAAAATGCAATATATGGTAAATTTAAAAACATTTATTAAAATATGTAATTACAATATATATTCACAATATTATAATTTGACAATTTTAAAAAAAGAAATAAATGTATTTAGAGATGTTTATGATATTGGTGTTAATATTTATCATAGTTTTTTTGCAAATGGAACAAATGTTCATAATTCTATACCAACAAGAATGACTAGTGGACAATTAATTGAATGTCTTGCATCTAAAGAAGCAGTTATTAATGGTCATTTTGTAGATGGTACACCATTTAGTGATTATAATATTAGAGAAATACCAGAAATATTAAAAAAATTAGGTTATTCTGAACATGGTACTGAAACTATGTATAATGGAATGACAGGTAAAAAAATAGAAGCACAAATTTTTATTGGTCCAACATATCAAATTAGATTAAAACATATGGTATTAGATAAAGTACATGGTAGGGCCCGTGGTCCACGTCAAGCATTAACAAGACAACCATTAGAAGGTAGATCACGAGATGGTGGTTTAAAAATAGGTGAAATGGAAAAAGATGCAATTGTTGCACATGGTATGGGTCAATTTTTAAAAGAAAGAATGATGGAAACATCAGATATAACAAAAGTATATATATGTGATGATTGTGGATTATTTGCCAGTAAAGTTATTGATAAAGATTATTATAATTGTAAATCTTGTCATAATTCAACTAGAATATCGGCAATTGTTATTCCTCATGCATGTAAATTATTATTTCAAGAATTAATGGCAGTTAATATATTGCCAAGAATAATAACTGAAAAAACTATTTATAATTATGATGCATAAAATATTTTATCTAAATAAATATTATTAAACAAATTATTAATCCAAAACATAAACTAACAATTAACTCAAAACAACAAAAAATATTAGAAATATTCTTTTTCATATATATATATATATATATGTTTAATTTGTGTAAATATAAAGATATTTTAGGAGTTGCAGGTGATAAAAAAAAAGCCAGACTTTTTGGTATACGTATACAAGATTTAATATTTTTATTGGTTTTTAATTTAATATTTTGCTATTTAACAAAAAATGATTTTATTAAAACTATTATATTTTTATTAATTATAATGGTAGTAATACATCGTATATTCTGTGTAAGAAGTGCAACAGATAAAATTATTTTTCCAGATAATAATTATGAAAATAATAAAGATCGTTTTGTTTTATTTATAATTATTGGATTATTTGTTATTTATTATTTAAAATTAACTCCAAAATTATAATTATTTATCTTTATTTAATGCAGGATATAAATATTTATTTGCTAATTCATTGCCTAATGATAATTCAACATCAGAAATACTTTTATGTCCTTTATTTACTTGTTCTAAATTATCAATCATTTTATATAAAAAAGAATTATCTTGATTTTCTTCTCTACATAATCTTTTAATTAAATGTGGATATTCATCATAATATTCTGTCATATTATTTATAAAATACATTTCTAATTCAAATGAATCATTGATTCCTTGTTTTCTTAATTCAATAATTTTATTCATAATTATATTAATTTTATTTCTTATTCCTAAATCCATTATATTTATAATATAAAATAAAATCTTTATCTATATTTTATTTTTTATTCTTTTTAAATTAATTTTTTCTTTTATTTGTCTAGATGTCATTATTTTATCAATCATATCAAATGTTTTCTTTTCATCTTTAGTAAATTCAAATATTGTTTTTTGTATTTCTTCTTTTTTAAATGGACTTTGAGTTTTAGTTATACTTCTTCTTAATTTTCCATCAGAAATACTTATTACTTGTTCATCCATTTTTTCAAGTTCTCCTAAAACAAAATCTTCATATTCTTTTTTTTCATCATTTAATTCTTTGATTTCTTCCTTTAATTTTCTGATTTTATCATCTAATTGTACCCAATTTTTAATAGAATTGATTAATTTTTCAGATGGTTTTTTGTCATTTTCAGTCATATATATTTATTTAGAAAATTTTTATAAATAAAAATAAATATTCTAACACAATGGTTTTAAATTAAAATCAGGTTCATATGTACTGTTATTCCAAGGACTAACAACTAATTTTGGATTAGGAAGTGTTCCACGAATATCCCAAGAAGCATTTTTAAGTGATTGACCAACAGTATTAATACCAATAATATATTTTTCAGTATTAATTAATTTATCATCATTTAATTGATATTTAGCCAAAGAAAAATCAGTTTCAAACCATTCATCATTAATTTCTCTTGGCAAAAAATCTTTAGCATTATAATTATCAACATTTTGTTTTTTAAAATCAACTGCATTACTATTTATATTATGAGGTAAAGGTAGTTCAAATGCATCAGTTAAATTAGAACCTAATACATCAAATTCAGATTCATCATTTGGTTGAAAATTATAAATATTAGGTGATTCTAATACATTGTCATGTTGTGTATTTTGATTAACAACAATATCATTAATAACTGATTGTGGAACATAAGGTTCATTACTAACATCATATTCAATATTTTGATTAGATGTTTCATCATATTGATTTGAATATTCGTTATTTTGATTATATTGATTTGAATATTCGTTATTTTGATTATATTGATTTGAATATTCGTTATTTTGATTATATTGATTTGAATATTCGTTATTTTGATTATATTGATTTGAA